CTTATTGTTGCATTTATGGCATCATGTAGATATGGAACAAACTTCTAAGACTCCTGTTCAACTTTTAATAAAAGAGTTCGGTGGTGTCAGAGCCTTGGCACGAGCAGTTCATCGAGATGCAGCTTCAGTCAGTCGCTGGCAAAAGGGAGACGGCTTAGTTCCCACCAGCATGCAGAAGAAAGTTTTAGAAACAGCCTGGGACAACAATATCAATATCTCAGCTCACGAATTGATCTTTGGTAGAGATGATCCTTGAAAACTATTATTCTCTAAGATATTCTTTTAGTAATTTACTATTTCTAAATGACACTGACAGCAGTTAAAACTAAAACAATTGTTGTTGGTGTTTCTGACTCTGGGCATAGAGTCTCAATAGATCACCCAAACCACAACCCTAAAATTACTCCAGTAGTTGTGGACGCTCTTCGTGAGCTTCATGAAGATTGGGGAATAGGTTACGGCTGCCTTTCCCTTATGTTTGGAATTAGCCGTGGCTATATAGCCCAGATATGTCGTTACCAGAAGCGTGTAAGTTATGCAACCCGCTGGAAAACAATCGAAACCAGGTAGGCCCGTAGCAAAGCCTGATCCTAAAATCATGGAAGAGGTTTTCTTCTGGATCTCTTCTGGCAATACTTTGCGCTCTTATTGCAGGCAAGAAGGCAAGCCTGCTTACTCAACTATTTATAATTGGCTGAATAAGGATGAAGAATTAACTGAACGCTTCACACGCGCGCGCGAGATGGGAGCTGATTGGATAGCGGATTCTATTTTAGAAATGGTAGATGAAACACCTGTACAAACTGGAGGAGATAATCCGAGGATTGATCCTGCTCATGTTCAGTGGACTAAGAACAGAGCTGAGATAAGACTGAAGTTATTGGCTAAGTGGTTCCCACAGAAATGGAGCGATAAGACAAACGTGGATCATTCAGGTGGTGTGTCAGTGACAGTGACCACAGGCGTTCCACAGTGATACCGAATATTGCCCTTAGGTACACGCCTCGACAATGGCAGAAGGAGGCACATTTAAAAAAAGAAAGGTTCAGAGTCTATGCACTCCACAGACGTGCGGGCAAGACTGAATTGGCAATTATGGAGCTTATAGATAAAGCGATGAAGACAGACAAAGAACTGGGCATGTTTGTTTATGTTGCTCCGTTCCTTCGTCAAGCGAAAGCAATTGCCTGGGCCAGATTGAAAGAGAAGATCGAACCATTAAGAAGATCATCACTACTTGATATAAATGAAGGCGAACTGAGCGTGAAGTTCAAGCACAACGGAGCGATCATTAGGCTCTTTGGTGGTGACAATGCTGATGCTTTAAGAGGTCTCCGTCTGGATGGCATTGTTATTGACGAGGTGGCTCAAATTAAGGTCGAGCTGTGGGATGACGTATGTCAGCCAGCACTCAGTGACAGACTTGGTTGGGCAATCTTTATCGGTACACCATCAGGAATAAATCTATTTAGTGAGCTGTATTACAAAGCCATAGAGGAGGAGGACTGGTCAGCGTCAAGATACACAGTTTACGATACACAATCGATATTCCCCGAAGAGGTTGAGCGTCTCAAGCGTGATATGGCTGAGACTTCATTTGCTAGAGAATATTTATGTGACTTCAGTGCAGCAGGTGATGACCAACTTATTGCATTGGCAGACACAGAGGAAGCAGCTAAACGTGTATATCAAAAGGCAGATGTGGAACTTGCTCCACTTATCTTCGGAATTGACCCGGCCAGATTCGGTTCGGACAGATCAGTAGTGTTCCGGCGGCAATCAAGGCAAGCCTTTAAGCCAGTTGTCTATCGAGGTATCGACAACATGGAGCTTGCGTCCAGAGTGGCAAACCTGATCGAGGAACATGACCCTGATGCTGTGTTTTGTGATGCTGGTGCAGGATCGGGAGTGATCGATAGGCTCAGACAATTGGGCTACGACATCATCGAGATACCATTTGGAGGGAAGGCAACCAAGCCAGAGCTATACACCAACCGTAGGGCTGAGATGTGGTGGTTAATGAAGCAATGGATAGAAGAAGGTGGAGCAATCCCAAATGACACAGCACTCAAACAAGAGCTAGCAACACCGATCTATTGGTATGACAACGTGGGCAGAAGGGTATTGGAGTCCAAGGATCAGATCAAGAAGAGATTGCAGGGAGCAGGATCACCAGACTTGGCTGATGCATTAGCACTAACCTTCGCATTGCCAGTGGCCAAGAAGATTCCAGAGGACATCTACATCAAAAGACGTAGGGATGCCACCCAGAAAGAGGAATATGACCCTTACACAAGAGTCTAATTTCGTTCGCATAGCAGAAGGGCTAGATGTAGAGCCACTGCTTGAGTTATTAGATGCCAAGCCTGAGTTATGGAAGGAGATAGAGGTAAGGCAAAAGATTACTAACTCACCTCATAAAGATACCGAGTCGATATATGTTAGAGGGCCACTAAAGATGAGTATCTACTACGTCATGTGGGATACAGGGTCTTATGATTATCCTTGCATGGAATATTTAAAGCCTGCATTAGTACCATTAATGCGACCCATACTAGAGCAATTAGAAGTTGAAGAGATGGGCAGAGTTCTTATCGTTAATTTAAAACCAGGCGGTCATGTTATTAAACATAATGACCAAGGAACATACGCAGATCACTACTCAAGATTCCATTTAGTGTTGCGAAGTAATCAATGGTGCAGTCAAACTTGCGGGGATCAGAAGCAAAAATTTGAAGCAGGAGAGGTCTGGTGGTTTAACCATAAGAAGCTCCATACAGCGGACAATGTTGGCACGACAGATCGAGTGCATCTAATATTTGATTGCGTAACTAAATATTCTTTATGACCAGTGTGACCGTAACACCAGGCGATACGTGTACTGTAAGCAAAAGTAGAGTATCAAAACCTACGATTGAGCTTGCAACGCTTGCTGATTGGAAAGCCAAAGCAGAACCATTATTTCAAGAGCATTACGAAGAGATTGCTCGCAACAAAGAAGTAATGAAATTAAATGTTAATTGGCCTTTATATGAAGCAATAGATAAACAACAAGGTTTGTTTGTTTATTTAGCAATGCGAGACAACGTATGTATTGGTTATTCTCTGAATTTGGTAACTAATCATCTGCATTATGCCGATCTTAAATACGCCCAAAATGACGTTTTGTTTATCAAAAAAGAATTTAGGGGTGGCAGGATTGGCTTACGTCTAATGAAAGTTACTGAGGATCACGCCAAATCCCTTGGATGCAACATCATGCTATGGCATGCTAAAGAACGCACCACTTTAGCTGCATTGCTACCAAGAATGAATTACGGTGTGCAAGACATTATTTTTTCTAAGGAGTTGTAACATGGCATTCGGTGGATGGGGCGTAATAGCACTGGGGGCAGCAGCCCTTGGTTATAATGTTTACAGCCAAGAGCAGAATAGGAGACAACAGAAGAAACAATTGCAGCTGCAAGAACAAGCAAATCGAGATGCAAAGCAAATGGCTGAAGAACAGGCTCAACGTGCCGACATAGAAATGAATAGGGCCAACAGGAAGAAGGCAGATGTTGCAGCGATAAAATCGAAAGAAGATCAGGCGGCATTGTCAGGGCCAGCAGGAACAATGCTTACAGGGAATCAAGGTGTAAATCCAGACGATTTGAAGCTAGGTGGCAACACCTTATTAGGTAGTTAAACAATGAAAACAAAACGTGCTGACCTGTTATCAAGATGGGGTCACCTCAGAACCGAAAGGGCCACATGGTGGTCACATTGGCAAGAGGTGACAACTTACTTGTTACCAAGGAATGGACGTTATTTTGAGCAGGATAGAAATAAGGGAACGAGAAGGCATAACTCGATCTATGACAACACTGGTACAAGAGCCTTAAGGACGCTTGGTGCAGGCATGATGGCTGGTGCTACATCTCCTGCAAGACCTTGGTTTAGATTAGGTACGGCTGATCCAGACTTAAATAGGTACGCCCCTGTGAAATTGTGGCTGAATGATGTCACAGAGCGGATGCAATTGGTGTTTCAGAAGTCCAATACATATAGGACATTGCATGGAATCTATGAAGAGTTAGGAGCATTTGGCACTGCTGGATCTATTATCTTGCCTGATCCCAAGACAGCTATTCACCATTACCCTGTAACTGTTGGAGAGTATGCAATTGCGACAGATTATCAGGGTAGAGTAAATACTTTATATCGAGAATTCCAGAAGACAGTAGGAGAAGTAGTAAGAGAATTCGGATATAAGAAGTGTTCAACGTCCGTTAAGAATCTGTTCGACAGAGGGAGCCTTGATGCATGGATAACAATCGTTCATGCAATAGAACCTCGTGACGATAGGGAGCGTGATTTCAAGAAGAAGGACAATATGAATATGGCATATAAGTCTTGTTATTTTGAATTAGGTGGAGATGGTGAGCAAGTACTAAGAGAAGGTGGCTATAAAGATTTTCCTGCTGTTGTACCTAGATGGGGTGTCTCTGGTGGTGATGTTTATGGCAATTCGCCAGGAATGGAAGCATTAGGAGATATCAAACAATTGCAGCATGAGCAACTACGCAAAGCTCAAGGCATTGATTATCAGACCAAGCCACCATTGCAAGTGCCTAGTTATATGAAAAATAGAGATGTAGATAGTCTTCCTGGTGGAATTACGTTTGTTGATGGTCAGCAAGGCAAGATTGAGACTGCATTCAATGTGAATCTGAACCTTCAGCACTTGCTAATGGACATACAGGACGTAAGGCAAAGGATTAATGGTTCGTTTTATGCTGATTTATTCTTAATGCTGGCTAATGCTACTGATACACGGATGACCGCAACCGAAGTAGCAGAGCGTCACGAAGAGAAGCTGTTGATGTTGGGGCCAGTATTAGAGCGACTACATAATGAATTGCTAGATCCATTGATAGATAACACGTTTAATAGAATGATTGAGTCTGGTTTAGTACCACCTGCTCCAGAAGAGCTTCAAGGAATGGAATTAAGCGTTGAATTTGTATCTATGTTGGCACAAGCACAACGTGCTATTGGAACAAATAGTGTTGATAGGTATGTGAATAATATGGGCATGGTTGCACAAATGAAGCCAGACGTTCTTGACAAGTTTGATTCTGATGCATGGGCTGATGGATACGCAGATATGTTGGGTGTAGATCCTAAGTTGATCGTTGCAGGCGAAAGAGTAGCGAAGATCCGTCAAGCAAGAGCACAACAACAACAGGCTATGGCGCAGCAAGAAGCAGCAAATCAAGCTGCTGAGAACATGTCGAAAATAGGCAAGGTTGATGCAGGCAACGCTATGGATATGATGAATCAATTTAGTGGTTACAACTCACCATCACCATTGGAGGTTTAAGAGGTAATCATGTCTAAAGAAAAGGCCAAGGTAGAGGGTGTCATTACTGATATGGTCAGACGCAAGATTCATACATATAGGAAGCTGGATGAAGCAGCCATGCTAGGGCCGAGAGAGAAAAAAGAATACGAGAAACTACGGAAACTCTATCCTTCGATGTTTGTTAGTGATGTTAATCTTTTAGTCCAAGAGCATAATGATCTGAAAAGACCACGAATTTATAATAAATGGAAGGAAGGTGAGGCAAAGTGGAAGTTATTTAGATCGGAGAAGGCAACTCACAATGTGGGTTAACAGGTATGGGGTGTGACCGTAACATCGTTATGGATAGATATATTAGATCATGAGTGATTACAATCCACTCGACTTAAAAGGTCAACAGAAATCCAAAGACTCTAAAAAGTCAGCGGAAAGAATTGACCGTCAAAATGAAGAGTCGGACATTAAATGGCTCATGAGCAGCAAGAGGGGTCGCAGATTTATCTGGAGACTTCTGGAGCAAGCAGGCGTTTTCCGATCATCGTTCAACCCTAACGCAATGACAATGTCATTTAGCGAAGGTAACAGGAACTATGGTTTGGTACTTCTCAACAAACTCCACGCTCTCTGTCCTGAGTTGTATCCGACAATGATTAAGGAACAAAAAAATGTCAGAAACATCGCTGATGACGGAAGCCAACCAAACAAATGAAGGCGACACTCAACAGCCAGTAGACGCAACCACTGAGCAATCAACTGGGGCGACTACTGACACTGAGCAGCAAGCTGAATCTGTACAGGATCAACAAGACTCGGATGAGTCCTCTGCTGAAAGTGAAACTAGCGAATCAGAAACACCAGAAGGTGCGCCTGATAAATACGAGTTCAACTCAAAGGTGGCTGACGCACCAGGAGAACTCGACCCCGAAGTCTTAACTGCATTCGGTGAAGTCGCTAAAGAACTTGACCTGCCACAGGACGCTGCACAAAAAGTATTAGACAAGGTTGCACCTGTCATTCAGGCCAGACAAGCAAAGGAAGTTGAGCAAGCGAAAACGAATTGGGCAAATGACTCACAATCAGATGAAGAATTTGGTGGTGAGAATTTGAACGCCAATTTAGAAATTGCCAAATCATCTCTTAATGCGTTTGGAACTGATGCTTTGAAGTCGCTGCTACAAGAATCTGGCTTGGGAAATCATCCCGAAGTAATTCGGTTTATGTACCGAGCAGGTAAGGCAATTAGTGAAGACAGTTATGTTGGTAATTCTCAAGGTGCGAACGCCAAAGGCGGTGTACCAAAGGACTTTAACGGCATAGCCAACGCACTATATTCTGATCAGCAAACTAAGTAAGGAGTTATTAAATGGCTACCCTCTCAACCTCAAATTTAACGCTAGCGGACTGGGCAAAAAGATCTGATCCAGACGGTAGAGTTCCAATCGTTGCAGAACTGTTATCACAGTCCAACGAAATTTTAGATGATTGCGTTTTTAAGGAAGGTAATTTACCTACTGGCGAACGTGTAGTCATCAGAACTGGGTTACCAGGCGTTTATTGGAGAGCGTTAAACCAAGGTATTCCATCAACCAAGTCAACAACAGCACAGATTGATGAGGCTTGTGGAATCCTAGAAGCACGTTCAGAAGTAGACAAAGACTTAGCAATGTTGAATGGCAACACTGCACAGTTCCGTCTATCTGAGGACACTGCTTTCTTGGAAGCAATGAACCAAACTCAAGCTGAGACTTTGTTCTATGGAAACCCTGGAACAGATCCTAAGAAGTTTTTAGGTTTAGCACCAAGATATAGCAGCTTATCTGCTGATAACGCTGTAAACATCCTTAATGCAGGTGGTTCAGGTTCTGACAACGCTTCTGTTTATCTAGTTGTCTGGGGTGATAACACTGTTTATTGTCCTTTCCCTAAAGGATCTAAGGCAGGTTTAACCCACGAAGATCTAGGCGAGCAAACTGTCTACAACAGCGATGGCACAAGGCTTCAAGCTTTTGCTACTCGTTACCAGTGGAAGAACGGTTTGGTTGTTAAAGACTGGAGATACGTTGTTCGTATTTGCAACATCGACATTTCTGACCTATTAGGCCAATCAAGTACACAAGCATCTACTGCTTCAACAGCTCTTATCAAGCTAATGGCTAGAGCGTTGTACAGGATTCCTAATATGGCAATGGGTAGAGCAGCGTTCTACATGAACAGAACAGTTCACTCAGGAATGGCTATTTCTGCACTAGATAAATCACAATCTGTCTTGTCAATACAAGAAGGTCTATCTCAGTTCGGATCAGCACAAAGCTACTTATCATTCTTAGGAGTTCCTCTAAGAAGAGTAGATGCGCTGCTTAATACCGAATCAGCGGTTAGTTAATTTCTTCATTATCAAAGGAGCTTAAAAATGATTACGGACAAACTGCTCAGAGTGAGCGAAGACCAGGCAATTACCACAACTGCATTTTCTACTAACACTATTGATTTAGGCGTTGCTAGAGATGTCGGTGAAGGTACTGCTTTGTACATGAACTTTGCTGTTACCACTGCATTAGCAAATGGCACAAGCGTAACGTTTGAAGTTGTTTCTAGTGCAAACGCTAACTTATCTAGTCCTACTGTTATAGGAAGCAGCAATGCAGTCCTTACAGCAGCACTTACAGTTGGTAAGAACGTAGTGGTACGCATTAATCCTGATATCGCTGGCAAGGGCCAAAGATATTTAGGTGCAAGATACACAGTATCTGGTACTTATAATGCAGGGAAAGTTACTGCTGACGTAGTAGAAACTATTGGTGATGGACAGAAGTACTACGCTTCTGGCTTTACCGTAACTTAATAACGAATAACAAATGCCTATTTACAAAGCGAAAGTCAAGTGTTTTGTGGGTGAGTCCCTACGAGAGGCAGATGAAGAGTTTGAGTACAACGGAAAGTTTTGCCAACATCTTGAATTAATCAGTGGGCCTAAGCCTCAGTCAACGACTGAACCTGTTGATTATGATTCAATGACTAAGCCAGAGCTGGAAGAGTATGGTCGTTCTATTGGCGTTGAGCTAAAGAAACGACAAAATAGAGAAACTCTCATTAGCCAACTTGAAGCAGCAAATAAGTAGGCATTTGTTTTCTTATTTTCTTACTGGGGGCTAGTAGTAATACTGCTAACCTCCTCTTTTTTTAGGAGATGTTATGGCAACTGAAGTAGACATTTGTAATCTTGCCCTAGCGCACTTGGGTGATGATGCAACAATAGCTTCCTTATCCCCACCAGAAGGATCAGCACAAGCAGAAAAAGCTGCACGTTTTTACCCAATAGCAAGAAATACTTTGCTTGAGTTGCATACATGGAACTTTGCATCGAGGCGAGGAAATTTAGCACTGACAGTTAATACTCTTGAGCAGTGGGATTATGCATATGCAGCACCTGCTGACATGATGTCGGCTCTTGCAATCATATCTCCAAGTTCTGAAAACGATTACGCCACAAGAATGGCGGCTGGTGATACACCTGGTAATTTGACAGCTAATTATGCGCCAACAATTGTAGCTGGACAATATACTCCACAACAATTTGCACTAGAAGGAGCGTTGATATATACGAATCAAGAGAATGCAATGTTGAGATATCAGGCATTTATAACTGACTCATCTTTATTTTCACCTTTATTTGTTATTACCTTGTCATGGCACTTAGCATCGATGTTAGCAGGGCCAGTAATTAAGGGAGATCAGGGAGCAGCAGAAGCGAAACGATGCACACAGATGATGGCAAATTACTTGGTACAGGCAAAACAATCAGACAACCTGCAAAGAGATATCACTGTAGAACATATCGTTCCTTGGACTTCTGGGAGATAAGCAATGCCAGTTACACGCACATTTAAGCAAGCATTTTCTGGAGGAGAAGTATCACCAGAAATGTTTGGTCGTATTGCTGATAACAAATTCCAGCAAGGTGCGGCAACGATGCTTAATTTCATTGCGAAGCCACAAGGACCAGCACAGAATAGACCTGGCTTTGCATATGTAAACGCAGTTAAAAATAGTGCTAAAGCGACAAGGTTACTATCTTTTACGTTCAATACAGTCCAGACAATGGTCATCGAGATGGGTGATCAATATTTTAGATTTCATACGCAGGGTCAGACGTTACTTTATAGCGATGGATCAGCGTGGAGTAACAGTACTAATTACACAGTTGGGGATATAGCAAAGCATAGCGGCACAAACTATTACGCAAAGACAGCACATTCAAATAGTCAACCACCAAACGGCACTAATTGGTATGCATTACCAGCGAATTACACATACGAAATACCTCATCCATATTTAGAAGCAGAATTATTTGATGTTCATTATGTGCAATCTGCTGACGTTATGACGTTGGTACATCCAAGCCATGCACCTAGAGAATTAAGAAGACTTGGAGCTACAAAATGGGAATTAAAAGTAATTGATTTTGGTACTCCTTTAGCTGCTCCTACAGGTGTATCAGTTAGTGCTTATATACCTTCGTCTAGTTCTACAAACTCTGATACTTACCAAGACCATAATTATGTTGTAACTGCTGTTAAGGCAAGTCTGGTAGACGAAAGCAATCAATCAAGTACAGCGACTGTTAGCAATAATATATTTGTTACTGGAGCAAAAAACACCATTACATGGAATGCAGTTTCTGGTGCTGCCAGATACAGGGTATATAAAGATCAGGGTGGAATATTTGGTTACATAGGAGAAACAACAACAACTACAATTATTGATGACAATATTGGGCCAGATTTTTCTCAAACGCCACCAATTCATGAAAATGATTTTATTGGCAGTAATAACTATCCAGGTGCTGTTTCTTATTTTGAGCAACGTAGGGTTTTTGCAGGTACAAATAATGCACCACAAAACATGTGGATGACTAAGTCTGGTACTGAAAGCAATATGTCGTTTGGATTACCTATAAGAGATGATGACAGAATTGAGTTTAGGGTTGCTGCCCGTGAAGCAAATACTATTCGGCACATTGTTCCATTGACTCAATTGCTATTGCTTACAGGATCAGCCGAGTGGCGAGTAACTTCTGTCAATAGTGACGCTATAACCCCAACATCTATATCTGTAAAACCACAATCCTATGTAGGTTCTGATAATTCACAGCCAGTCATTGTAAATAATAGCTTGGTATATGCTGCCGCTCGTGGTGGTCACATTAGAGAACTTGGTTATAACTGGCAGGCTAATGGTTTTGTAACAGGTGATTTGTCACTCCGTGCACCACATCTATTTGATAATTTTACGATCAAAGATATGGCATTATCAAAAGCACCAATACCTATTGTTTGGGCAGTAAGTAGTAACGGTAAATTATTGGGTCTTACATATGTACCAGAACAAGCACTAGGTGCATGGCATCAGCATGATACAGATGGCACATTTGAGAGCGTAGCTTGTGTCTCTGAGGGTAATGATGACGTTACTTATTGCGTTATAAAAAGAATTGTTGATGGTGACGTTGTTAGATATATAGAGCGTATGGGTACAAGGTTATTTGCAACCCCACGGGATAATTTCTTTGTTGATTCAGGTGCAACATATAACGGAACAAATACAAATGGAAGTCAGACGGTTACCATATCTGGCGGTACGAATTATACGAAAGGAGAGAACCTCACAGTTACTGCTAATTACAATTTATTCAATGCACCTCCTAGTGTTGCTGATAAAGATGATGCAATCGTTTTAGTAGATGGAACTGATCTCTATCGTCTTACGATCCTTTCTACATCAAGTCAAACGGTAGCAACTGCAAAAATAGATAAAGATTTACCAGTTAGTTTGCGTAATACAGGAATAACAACTTATGAGGTTGCGAGAAATGTGATATCAGGTATCTCTTGGTTAGAAGGAAAAACAGTCAATATCTTGGCTGATGGTGCTGTACATCCACAGAGGACAGTGTCTAGCGGTGCTATCACTTTAGATCGTGCAGCCAGTGTTGTGCATGTAGGTTTGCCTTATAACAGCGACTTAAATACTTTGCCTATGGCATTACAGATAGAAGCTATGGGACAAGGTCGAGTAAAGAATTTGAACCATGTTTGGATAAGAGTTTTAGAAAGCTCTGGTATTTTTGCTGGCCCTAGTGCAGATCAATTAGTAGAGGCAAAACAACGTACGACAGAACCATATGGATCACCACCGAGTTTAAAAACACAAGATATAAAAATTATGCTTACACCCCAATGGCAAGATAATGGTCAACTATTTGTACGCCAAACAGACCCACTACCATTGACAGTTGTAGCTTTAACTTTAGAAGTAGCGATGGGTGGATAGTGTGACCGTAAACAGATATCATGTAGATATATTAGGTAAATTGAGGAGGTGTTGAGCTTATGACATCAGGTTATGGTTGGAGTGGCCTTAGCAAGTTAGGCAAAGCATCAGTAATCTCAGGCATCGGTGGTGCAGCCCAAGGTATTGTTGGTTCATACTTTGCGGCAAAAACTGAAAAATATAAGACGAAAAGTCTGGCTCTAAGTATCCAGCATAAAAAAGATATGACGCTTTTCAATAAGCGTATGAAGGAAAGTCAGGCATGGCAGATAGCTAGAGTATACGATCACCGACTTTTCATGTTGGGACTAAAGCAAGGTAAAGAAGAAGGGGCAGCTAGAGCATCGTTTGCTTCTAGAGGAATAACGTTAGGAGTGGGAAGTACTAAGGATGCATTTGTTAGTGCAAAAGTATTATCTGAGATAGATAGACTTACGATGAACTCTAATAAAGTAAGAGCAGTAGAAAATAAACGATTAGAGGCTGTAAATTTAGGTATATCGGCAACCATGCTTGGTGTTTCCGAAAGCAATATGTTTGCTACTGCATCATCGATTAGTCCGTGGCTGAATATGAGTAGTAGCTTATTAACAGGCGCAGGCAATGTTCTGTCTAGTCTTCCTGAAGGAATGTTGGTGAAAGGTTAATTATGGCAAGAGTTCCTTTACAAACAGTACCTGGAGTCGAGCTAGAAGCAGGCTCTGAAGTTCAATTTGGTGCTACAAGTGTAGATCCACAAAAAGATGTAGTAACTGATGATATAACACGATCAGGCAAAGCTATGCAGCAGTTTGGTGAAGTCCTAAATAAGTTAGATGACGAGATAAATGATGCGGAAGCCACCCAACTTTCTAATGATTATCACGCTGATGTAGTTGACATTAAAAATAGATACAGCACATTAAAAGGCGTTAATGCCGTAGGGATGGTAGAAGTTGATGGTGAAAAGATTTCAGTATTTGATCAATACCAGGGCGAAATGCAAGGAGTACTTGAGGCGTATCAAGCGAAAGCAAGTAACGGAACTGTTAAATATATATTTGAAAATAAGGCATCAGTATATACGAAGACCGCTCTAAATCTTATGACGGCACATTCGTTGACTGAACAACGAAGTTATAAAGAAACTGGAATAAAATCAAGTATCGAGCTTAATAAAAGTGCTGCTAAAGAATCCTATGCAAGTTGGAATAACCCAGATGGTGATTTTAGAAAATTCTATGCAAAAGGTCTTTCAGATATAACAGAACTCGCAGTATTAAACGGTTGGGATACAACAATTCTTCCAGATGGGACTTATGTAAGTAAACAATTTGAGGAGGAAGTAAAGAAATATAATATGGAGGTACTGAAAGAAGTATCAGATAGTCTTGGTAAATCTAACGATGGGCAAGCCGAAGCTTTTTTAGATTGGCTTAATCCTAAACAACAAAATGAACAAGTTAATGAAATCAAAAAGAAAATCGTTGCAAAACACATAGAGCATAAAAATGGCGTATGTGTAGATAAAACATTATCTAATAACGGTAATCAAAATGATGGTGATTTCTTAAGTCAAGCAGATACATTGTCATGTCTAAGTAGTAATAATTCTCATAATAATGGTATTGGAGGTAATGTTACTGATAGCTTAAATTCAAATGAAGTTGATATTACAAATAAGACACAAACTGAAAATCTAGAAACATTAAACAAAATTAGAAATACATCAAAATTTTACTCACCCGAATCTAGTTTAAATGGTACGTTAATACCACAACATCAAACGACTCATCTATTTGCTATACAAAGGTTAGGTGTTAAAACGGCTGACTCGTTATATACAAAAGCAAAATCAAGTATAGAAATTGATAAAGAAAGATTCAAAAATGATCCAAAATATGCAACTGAAATTAATAAACAAATAATTACTAATTACAATAAATTAATCCTTGAAGCGGCTGAAGCAAAATACGGCAATAAAGAAAGATTAAAACTTGAAACACAAATTGCAGAACTTGAGAAAGCACCAAATCTTTATAGACCAGGTCTTTCTACTGGCCCGCCTAGTCAAAGCGATATTATAAATATGAATATGGATTTAGCCAAGAACCAAAAGTTAAGTGAGTTGAGAGAAAAATTAGACAAATTAGAAGAAGGTGACCCTAAATATGTAAATAAAATTACTAATGATTTAGAGATAATTACAAACGGTATTGATTATAATTTCAATCCTGAAGAACCAGGAATCAAAGTAGATCCTATAACAGGTTTACAACCACTAGACGTATTAAAGGCAAAATTAAAAGCTACAATTACAGATCCCAAAGAATTAGCAACTGCAATAAAAGACTTGGAGATTAAATATAATAAAATAAAGACCGAAAAAGAAACAGTTTATAATGATGCACTTGTAAAGGCACAAGAGATAGCATTCGCTGAACCAGGTGGATGGAAACAACTAGCAGCTAATAATATTAATATCGATGATTTTACAGAAGCAGATCAGGAGATATTAAAGAACGGCCCACCAGAAGAATCAGATAAAACAACACTTGTAAAGTTAGAAGAAAATCCAATAGAAGTAAGAGATAATCTAAACGCATACAGACCTAAATTATCACAAACAGATTTCTTAGAGTTAACAAATCATGCGAACAAATTAAAGTCAGACGGAGAAGTCTTAGCAGTAACTATTGAGAACGATATGCTTGATTTGACTTTGAAGAACTTTAATATGGGATATATCAAAGATGAAAAGTTTGATGATGATGATTATTTACAAATTAAGGGAAGGTGGAAACAATTGATTGATGAGGAACAAACTAATACAGGTAAGAAATTAACTCGTACAAGAAAACAAGAATTATTAAATCAAGTTCTAAGCAATACAGTAGTCTATGACTTTGGATGGCACGGTAAAGATCATACGTGGCCTGTTGCCATAATAGATCAGGATCAAATGAAGAATACCTATGTAAAAGTAGGTACTGAAACTATTTGGCTAAAACATATCCCTGACTTCCAAAGAGAAAGAATAATTAAAAAAATTAGAGCTAATGGTCAACAAGTAACGGAACAACTTATTGCTGATATGTGGGTATTTGGAGGGAAGTCGAAGATAAATAATCAGTACGATTGGGATAAATATAATTTAGAAAAAGGAAACTCTTCAACTTCTGCTTTAGAATGACTGACATTTACGATCAGTATTTCCAAGAAAATACCCTTGAGAAGGCTCCTAGTCAAAACCTTGGGAAGGATGTTTTTACTTCAGAGAATGAAGAGAATGAAACGCCTGGGTTTAATGTATATGATGAATTTTTTAGACAACAAGAAACAAGCGTAAATAATCAGGTCAAAAGATCATTACAACTAGTAATGGAAAAAGACCCTGACATGGTTGGTGAAGGGTTGCACTTAGCGAATGAATTAGGTCTTGATAGAAATTTTGCTTTAGATAGCGATGAAGCAATAAAGTTAATGAGAGAGAAAAAGAAAAGGGATAGAATTGAAAGTTTTGAATTAGCAAAATATAGCCCTATCCTTCATAGACAATTAACTGACCCTACATTTGCTGCTTTAGCTTATGACAATATTGATAATTTACAGGGGCTAGAAAAACTATTTGATGACTTTAAAAGTATTCCAGAAAATATTTCACAAGGCTGGGCTAAAGGCAGATTGCAAGTAAAAAGAGGTCATATTGGTGTAGACAAATGGTTGGGCAAGACTGACGAAAAATTAGATTTCCAGTTAGCAGAAATTGATGAAAGGTTAAAAGCTTTCGAGGCAGATGGAACTGGAATCTTTGAAGAAGGCTTTGCGATCTTTGGGCAATATTCCAAGTCGTTACCAAAAGCATTTGGGCTTGGTGGCGCAGGCTGGGTTACTGGTGCAGCAGTAGGTTCGTGGACAGGGCCAGGCTCCATTATCACGGCTAAAGGCGGTTTTATTGCTGGCTTTATGAGTTCATTGGCCTATGACTCTCTTGCCATTGAAGGTGGCAATATGTACCTTGATTTAAGCAATGAAGGATTCAATCCAACGCACTCTAGATGGATATCTTTAGGCACAGGTATCGTTAGTGCAGGATTAGAAATCTGGGGTGCAAGTATTGTTTCTGCACCTCTGAGGAAATTCTTAATACAACAAACAACAAAGCAAGTTGTTAAACAGTTAGCAAAGCCAAGTGGGAAAGCTGCGTTAGGACACTTCCTTAAAAGCTGGGCTGGTCGTAGTGGGGCCGAAGGAGGAACAGAAGTAGCGCAACAACTTTCTCAAATTCTAGGCCGTGAAATAGCAGTCTTATACGATGATCGAGAAGATATCAATTCCCGACTTACAACTTGGGAAGGAATAAACGGTGTTGCTTCTGAATTAGCAATGACCTTTTACAGAACCATGCAAGGGATGGTTCTAGTAGGTGGTATAACTGGTGCGCCCACATTTATATCAGACGTTAAGAAATCACAGAACGCCAAAAGAGATGAGGTGTTCTTTAATGAATTAGAGAACAACATTAACACAAGTAAATTAAAAGAAAGGAGTCAAGAAGAGTTCCAGAACTTGACGCAAACAATAGGAGATGAAAAAGGAGTTAGTGAAATATATGTAGACTCCTATGCATTTGTTAATTCAATGCTACAAGCAGGAATAACGATAGAAGATGTAGAACAAGTTTCGCCAATAGTAGCGGAGCAATTAAAAGAACTAGAGAAATCAGGGACTATATCAGGAGGAGATATTGTAATACCAATTGGGGAATATAGTTCAAAACTTGTAGGGACAGATTTCGATAATATTTTAAAACAACATAGACGTTTAGATAGAGAAGATTCTTTCAGTAGAGAAGAGAATACATACTACGAGGCGAATAAGGAGAAGTTAGAAAAAGAAGCAAATGAAATACTTACAAAGACTCAAAGTCAGAATAAGGAATTCAGAGAGAGTGCTGCAAAAGTAAAAAAAGACTTTGTAAATATGGTAAGACAAAGTATTAGCCACCTTAATAAGCCATATAGTAAAAAAGATATCCGATATGCTGCTAGTTTTTATCAGGCTTATGTAGTTACTCAAGCGAATAAATTAGGGATATTACCTACAGAATTTGCAAAGAGATTTCCTTACCGAGTTGTCGGTACAGACCAAGTACAAATATCACCAGAACAACAACTATTTAGTCAAGACGGGACTGTTAAAACTGATAGTGCTGCCTTCCAGAATTGGTTTGGAAATTCGATACTTAAAGATGAGAAAGGTACTCCTAGAGTTTTATATCATGGAACAAAAGATAGCTTTAGTGAGTTTGATTTAGAGCATTCAAATAAAAAAGATTATGGCTGGCTAGGAAGGGCCGTTTATTTGACTGATGGTGATAAAGCCGCTATTTCGGCAAAGGGTCATGCCATTAATAAAAAAGGCAAGATGGATGACATCAAGGTAATGCCGTTATATGTACGTTTAGAAAATCCATATTATGCAACTGCCGAAGAAAAGAATGCCAATAGACTCGGTGGTGAAAACGCAGCTAAAGGTTTTAAAGACAGGTTAATTGCTGAAGGTTATGACGGAGTTATTTTAAAAGGTGATCGACCTGGCATTGCTGATGAAGTAGCAGTGTTTGACCCTGCGGCAGTTAAGTCAACATCTAATAGTGGTGCATGGTCTAGAGAGATAGCAAACATATACAAACAACAAGAATTACTTAGACAACTACGTCAACAAAAGCAAGGCAAACCAGTACCACAGGCTGTATATCAAATAGCAAATTTAGTTGAAAGTTTTAATTTTGCAGAGAAAAATATTTATGAAACTAATCGTGATTTTAAAATAGCATTACAAAAACGTGTTAATGATGAGGCTAAAAAAGCTCGTGTAGATCTTACTGAAAATACAGTAGAAAGAGATAACTATCTTATACAAACCGTATTGGCAGATGCAAGGTATGCGTTATCAGAAAATGACAATGCAATAGGTTGGTATGACACGACTTTGACAAAAGCAAAAGCAATACTTTCCCTTATACATCCAGAATTAGCTACTAATCCAGAAGCTAATTTTGCGTTTGTTTATGCGTTAGCTAATACGTCTAATATGATTAAGGTAGATAAAAACTTAGAGTTAGCAGAACAAGCATATACATATTGGAAAGAGAATGGTGAGTTTCCTACAAAGATAGGTATCGGTGACGCATCACAGGCAATTAACCGTAACTTCAAATTGTATAACCGATTAATTAAAGAAAAGGGATTCGCAGAATTGGAGAACTATTTAAAGACTATGCATCCAGTTAAAGAAATAGAAACATATACAAATGACGAAGTAAGTGGTTTAAATAAAAATGACATGGCCTATGGCGCAGCAGTAATGGGGCCAAAGATTGGTAATGGATTCTTTGCAAATTTATACGGTAATTATGAACAGTTAACTATGGATAGATGGTTGATACGGACATGGGGTCGCATGACAGGGACATTAGTTCTTGATTACAGAAAACAAGCAAAAGTAAAACGTGGTCAGCTTAAGCAATTAATAAAAGCGTTATCTCTAAAAGACAAAAAGAAATTAGAGGCAATTATAAATACAAAAATTAAGTTATCGGATTTAGACGAAGTAGCTATAGCCATACAAAGAGCAAGTACTAAAGAAAGCAATAGGATATTAATGAATGAAATTGCAACAGTTGTAGAAGAGCCAGGAAGAAAACAATTTTTATTGGATTTATTAGGCACACCACAAAAAAGATATCCACAGATAAGTATTGGCGGTGAGATAAGAAAAGGTGGTAATGCATTAGCAAAATATAATGACGGTCAAAAAGAGACACCTAGTGGCGCACCAGAGAGAAGAAATATAACTAAGGTTTTCACACAAGTGTTGGACACCTTGCAACAAGAGCAGCCAGATCTTACAATGGCAGATCTACAGGCTCTGCTTTGGTATCCAGAAAAACGTCTTTATGATTCTGCCAAATTAGATGCAGATGAAATAGTCAGGGGTTACGAAGCCGATGAAGCACCTGATTACGCTAATGCTTCTGTTAATTTAGCTAAACAGCTAGGAGTATCAGAAGCTGACATCCAAACAACATTAGAGGAGGTTACTAATGAATTACTCGAACGTAAGGCAACTGAGCGAACAGCAGATAGCGAACGAGGAGAAGGAGGAGATGGAAGAGTACGAGAGACTGATACTTTCCAACAACAAGGAAAAGACGACAGAAACATTGACGAAGCCACAGGACTCCCTATCAATCCAGATGGAACAGTCACCGTCTACCACCACACCGACAAACAATCAGCAAGTCTCATCTACGCCACAAATCAACTCAGAAGTGCTGGAGAACCTGATGTCTACGTTACCACCAGAGCTGTCACAGATACTGGCTATGGCGATACAGCAGTTGCCATCAGGGTCGAACCTTCTCGACTTAGTCTCGATGATGAATTCCCTGACGGACGAAGAGATTTCAGACTCTCAGTTGGAGAGCCTGGAGGGTCTATTCAAGTAGGGGTAGGAGAATACACAAATCAGGCCGCCCAAAAAGGTGTTGGACGTATAAATGAAGTATCTATAGAAAGTCCTGATGAAATTAGCATTACAGATCTAAAAAGAATTCACGCTTTAAGTGGATTAACTAGGTTCCCACCTGGAGAGCAAACTCAAAGAGCAGAAAAGAGAAAAAGACAATTGCGTGAAAGAAATGAAAATTGGACTAGTGAACAAATTGATGAGTTTTTTGCTTTATCTGAAAAAGAAAGACAAGAAATAAATGAGGCTTATTTCGCTTTAAAAGATCTAGAAGAAGGTGGTGGATTATTTAGGCAGGGGAGGGAGCAGACAGATGAAGAGGCATATGCAGATTGGGAGAAATACGGCCCACATGGTGATAAGTGGTGGAAACGTAGGGTGCTTGATGCAGCCAATTTTATTGGTGAGGGCTTATGGAAAGCTGAAATGGGAATAAGTGATCGATACTATGCCTTGCGTGAGCGAATGGATGGTATGTTGCCTGATATAGAACGAATAGATGCGGAGAAAACCCAAGAGAGAATAGAGCGACAACTAGCAGAATTTGACGAACTCCACGGAGATAATAGGTGGAGAGAGATACCAGAGGGTCAAACGAGAAGGGCAACAATTCCAGTAGGTCGTGCACAGGAGGATGGTTCAGTCTTTATTGAGAGAACAGATCTAAGTGCTTTACAACATATAGCAAATCAGGAAGGAGTATTAAACAAAATAATGGCTGGATTTGTTCTAGCAACGGGGAACTTACCTCATAACTATGAGATATCAGTTGGTGAGGTTGGGTATGGAGTGGATATGACCGATGCAGATCTAAAGAAAGCAGGTGTTGAAAGAGTAGAGAACAGTCTTAAACACCTAAGTAAATTGCAAAAACTTAGGCTTTTAAAGGCAAATTTTGACAGGGTTCGTGGAGAGTTGCCTGTTGGTCTGTACAGGATGTGGGGCAGCACAGAATCAAGACGTAAGTTATATCATAGATGGTTTAAAAATGATCCTGATGTTGTTTGGGTAGATAGCTATACAGGGGAAAGGAAAACGTCAAGTGAGGCAGCCAAGGATCTAGATGGAATTACACCGCATTTATTAATTACAGATTGGACTAAAACCTACAAGCAACAAGTATTCCACGGTACTTCTCCTGAAGCTGCTGCACTAATTGTAAGTACTGGTGTTGACTTTAGTAGTAAAGCTTATGGAATAATGGGCGAAGGTTTCTATGTCACTACTGATAGAGACTATGCCACAGTTTATGGGCCAGAAGTAGTAGAAGGTTTATTACCTGACTCAGCAAAAATATTAGATATTACAGGTCGAAATGCTTTCCAATGGGCAGAAGAAGTAGGAATCGGTAAGCCTGCTGAATCTGTAGATATGGATAGCCATATACAGGAAATTTTCTCTGATGAACAAAAAGATCAAATTACACAATGGGCTAAAGATAATAACTATGACGGAATAAAATTTGATCCGAACCCATTGGTTATGGGCGAAGAAAGAACAGCGGATGAATCATTGATCCCTGAGATTGTTTTATTTAATAAAGACCTTGCAGATCAAATAGTTAAGAAACAACAAGACTACTTTAACCAAGGTCAGGATGATGCAAGAGGTGGGTTCAATCCAAAAACATTAACTACTTTTTTACATAAGGAAGCTGACATCTCTACGTTCTTTCATGAGACAGCACATTTTATGTTAACTGTTACTGAAGACCTAGTACTTTCAGGGCAGGCGACACCAGATATTCAAAAAGATTTTGATGTGTTATTAGATTTTTGGGGAGTTGAAAGTGTAGATGCATGGCGCAATCTTTCATTTGAGGAAAAAAGAAAATATCACGAATCATTTGCATATAACTATGAGATTTATCTAACGGAAGAAAAAGCTGCGCCTAGTGTTGAGTTACAGGATGTGTTTGTCAGGTTTGGTAATTTTATACGGAACTTATATAAGTCAATTAGAGATGATCTAAATAAATTATACAGAGATGAAAATGGCACTGATCTTCCTGTATTGACTGATGAAGTCAGGGCTGTAATGGATCGCTTGGTTGCTAGTGAAGACCAAATAATACAGTCACAAAGAGTATATGAAATGCGCCCTATGTTCGAGACACAAGAACAAAGCAATATGGATAATGAAACGTGGCAAGAATATCGAGATGCAATAGAAAAAGCTCAAAATGAAGCTATAGATGATCTAAGTAAAGTTAGTATAAAAGAACTGCGATTATTAGAGAATAAAAGTAAGTCCTTAAAGAAATTACAAGACAAAGAAACTAGAGAAACACGCAAGAGAATAAAGGAAGAAGAAACGGTTAAAGCTGAAAATGAAACTTTATATAAGTTGCAAAGGTTTTTAAAGAAAGGGGAATGGAACGATAAAGATGATAATCCGTTTAAATCAGCAGGGACACATAAGTTAGATATAGAGAGCGTTCGCAATCTTGTACCATTTCATGACATGCAGTCAGAAATAAAAGCGTTAGGTACAGGTCAATGGGGCATGGTTGGTAAAAATGGTTTACCTGTAGAAATGGTTGCAGAACTGTTTGGTTTTGAGACAGCAGAAGAAATGATTAATGGATTAATAGCTTTAGACCCAATAAAAGAAGTTATAAAAGAACGTACAGATGAACGGATGATTAATGAATTTAGTGAGTTAACTGATCCTAAAAAACGAGAATTAAAAATACAACAGGCATTAAATAATAAAGCCAGGGCAAAATTCTTAGCTATTGAATTAAAGTTCTTAACTAAAGCAACGCAGCCAGTGCGTCTACAGGTTGCAGCCGCTAGACAGGTGGCAAAAAGTATTTTAAGTAAAACAAGAATTAAAGATATACGTCCAGTAAAGTATGCACAAAATGAAAGAAGGGCAAGAAAAGATTTAGAAAAAGCCATGAGAACTGGCGATGATCGAGGGGCTATAGAGGCAAAACGATCAGAGTTAATAAATAGTCAGCTAAATCGTGAGGCTACAAAGATAATTGAAGAATATAATAATGCCGTAAAAAGATATAAAAACCTATTCAAAAGATCTGATGAAAAAATAGCTAAATCTAAAACTTTAACTGTAGATTATGTAAATGCAGCGCAGGAAATATTGTCACATTATGGCCTTGGCCCTCAGTTAGAAGAAGGCACTTCTTTTGTTGATAATTTAAAGAAATATGATGAACATATCTGGGAAGAAGTACAACCCATTATTGCAGATGCCCAACGATTACCAGGGCGTGAACTTAAAGACCTAACCTTACAAGATTTCAATACATTAGATGAAGTAATCGAGTCCTTGCTGTATCAAGCGAGGCGAGATCAGCAGTTCAAGGTAGAAGGCGAATTAAGAGAAAGAGGGGAAGTCTCAGGTGAACTAGTTACAGCTTTGGACAACATGGACGCAAGAGCTTCTGTTGCGTTTGGGGAAGGTGGGCAGACAAAGTGGTGGGAAAGAATGATATCAGGACTTGAAGGTATAAAAGCAACACTAAGGCGTGTTGAACACTGGTGCGACAGCAAAGACGGTGAAGGCAGCCCTAGAGTTATAAGAGGTGGTGGTGTATTAGGTGGTGGCGTTATAGTCCCAGCAGAAGGTGAAGCTGCGGGGCCGTTTACAAGATATATTTGGCGTACATTAAAAGACCCAATTGTAGAGTGGCGTACTGAAAGACCTAAGTGGACAGGCCGTTATGTTGATTTATTAAAGCAAGTAGATTGGAGTCAAGGAAAAATCAATGCCCCAGAATTAGTTAGCCCAACTGGTCAGGCTTATGTATTTGGTCGTGAAAGAGGTATGGGTAAAGCTGAATTGCTAGGTGCAATGCTGCATACAGGTAATAAAGGCAATCTCACAAAATTACTTGTCGGTAGAGGATGGGGAACAATTAGAGAAGACGGAACATTAGATAGTTCTAACTGGCAAAGATTTCAGCAACGCATGATTGATGAAGGACACCTGACAAAAAAAGATTTTGATTTTTTACAAGCTGTATGGGATCTAAACGAAGAGTTGCTCCCACTGACACAGAGAGCGCATAAAGATGTCTTTGGATATTATTTTAAAACAATAGAAGTTACTCCTTTAGTAACTAAATTTGGAACCTATAGAGGTGGTTATGTACCTGCTGTAGCAGATCCAGAAATGAGTAAAAGAGAATTAACTTTAGATCAAACTATTAAGGCTATCAAAGACGAAATGAAATACGCAGCACCTGCTGTAGAAAGAGGATTTACAAAACCAAGAACACAAGCAATGAGGCCGTTAAGTTTAAATTTAGGTTTACAAGCAGCACATATAGACAACGCTTTACGTTTTGCTTATATACAGCCTGCCGTAACAGACTTACTTAGGTTATTTAGAGATAGAAAATTCTCAAATGCATTAAATCGTGTTGATGATAAAGCAATGAAAGGCATGTTGATTCCTTGGCTAAGAAATGCTGCCTCCCAGAAAACAACACTTGGTAATAACACACTCCTTGATAAGGGTATTACTCGCATCACAAGAAGTACAAGTTTGAATTATATGTTCCTTAGTCTTAAGAATGGGATGCAACAAGTCACAGGTAAATTACCTGCAAGGTTAAAAATAGAGCATAAATATTTAAACGATGCGTTTAGAAGATATACCAGCGCACCTCATAAAGTAGCCAAAGAAGTAGCTGAAATGTCACCGTTCATGCGTGATCGTCAAATTAACCAGATGTTTGACGTGCAAGACATAATGAATGATCTAATAATTAATCCTAAGAAATACGAGAAATTCCAGAAATGGGTAGGAAAGAATTCATATTTTGTTCAACAAGCTTTCCAAAATTATGTAGACAGTGTCGTTTGGATAGCTAAATACAATCAGGTGTTAACAAATGCACCGAAGACAATGACAGAAGCACAGATACATGCAGAAGCAATTCAGCAGGCAGATGGTGCTGTTCGTATGACGCAAGATAGTTTATTGCCAGAAGACGTAGCTGCCTATCAGATCAATCATCCGTTTTATAAGGCGGTATTCCAATTCACAAGTTATTTCAATGCACAAGCAAATCTGAATGCAACACGGTACAAATCATTAATTAAAGAATTAGGATGGAATTCTAAACAATTTAGTGGGCAAGTACTATTTACATTCTTATTTGGATTTGCGTTACCTGCTCTTGTTTCTGAAGGTATACAAGAGCTTGCAAGTGGTGGTTTAGCTGATGAAGACGAGGACGGCTATATTGATGAGTTCTTTGAATTTGGATATATGTCACTCTTTAGATATGGCACTGCATTCGTACCAACTGGCAGTTCATTCTTAATGGTTCCTCTTAATATGCTTGACGACAAACCATACAATGATCGTATAACTATAAGTCCATCAATATCATTAATAAATTCTACGATGCAAGGTACAACAAGAATGCTTATAAATTTAAGTGATCCTGATAAGGAAGTGAAAGGAAATGAAGTAAGAAGCGTTATAACTCTCATGGGTCTGCTCAGTGGATTACCTTTATATCCATTTGCAAAACCTATTGGTTTATTGTATGACCTCAAGGATGGCAGATGGGTTCCAAGAGGCCCACTCGATTTAGTCCGAGGTCTAGTAACAGGTCAAGCAGGTGAAGGAAGGAGGAAATAAAGGTGTGACCGTAATGTTGAGAATCAGTTGTAACCTTGATAAGATGGTGAAAAAATCTAGTTAATGACTATAAATTCGACCACACGAAAGACGAACGTATTAGTTGGTAATGGGAATACTGCTACATATCCTTTCGCATTTAAAGTTTTTAAAGATGAAGATGTCGTTGTAAAAAAATTAGAAGCTGCTACAAGTGCTGAGACTACACTTACTCTTGGCGTTAGTAATGACTATATAGTTACTCTTAGCGCAGATCAAAACAGTAATCCAGGCGGCAGTATAACTTTAAAGTCAGGTGGTAATAATCAAAATTTAGCTAGTGGATTCAGCATTGTTATTACGTCTGCTGTAGAACCATTACAAGGTACAGATTTAACAAACCAAGGAGGATTCTTCCCAGAAGTAATAAACGATGCATTAGATAAAGCAGTAGTATTGCATCAACAACAACAAGAGAAATTAGATAGGTCTATTAGCTTTTCACTAACCAATACTATTGGTAGTTTAGAAATTACAGAGAATGCAAATGCTCGTAAAAATAGAGTCTTAGGTTTTGATAATGCAGGTGAGTTTGAAGTACTAAAAGAGTTAGGAACATATAGAGGAAATTGGGCTGCTAGTACTGCATATGCTGTAAGAGATCTTGTAAAAGATACGTCAACAAATAATATCTTCTTTTGTAATACAGCGCATACATCTTCTGGCGCACAGCCTTTAACAACTAATACACATTCGGCTAACTGGGATCTGATAGTAGACGCAGCAACGGCTACGACTGCATCAACCAACGCAGCGTCATCAGCGACAGCGGCAGCGACCTCTGCAACGGCAGCGGCAACTTCTGCAACAGCGGCAGCTACATCGGCAACAAGTGCAGCCAGTTCAGCTACTACAGCTACAACTAAAGCGACAGCGGCAGACACTGCAAAAACAGCGGCAGAGACAGCCAAGACAGCAGCAGAGACAGCTAAGACTGCTGCGGAAACGGCAAAAACAGCAGCAGAAACTGCACTAGATTCTTTTGATGATAGATATTTAGGTGCTAAATCTTCTAACCCAACTCTTGATAATGACGGCAATACATTGCTAGACGGAGCCTTATATTTCAATACAACTTCTAATATTATGAGGGTCTATGACCTTGGTAATACTACTTGGTTAGACTGCAATATAACTGGATCGAATCTAACAAATACTAATACCGTTGCAGGGGCAATAACGAATGTAAATAATGTCGGTGGATCTATAGCAAACGTCAATACCGTAGCAACTAATATCAGTAACGTTAATGCTGTTGCATCAGACATAGCAAAAGTTGTTGTTGTAGCTAATGATTTAAATGAAACAGTTTCTGAAATAGAAACAGCAGCAGCAGATTTACAAGAGACAACTTCTGAAATAGATACCGTTGCTAATGCAATTACAAACGTCAACAACGTAGGCGGCAGTATTGCGAATGTAAATACAGTTGCTACCAATATTAGTTCTGTAAATAATTTCGCAGACAGGTACAGAGTCGGACCTAACAACCCAACAAGTAGCCTCACTGATGGTGATTTATTCTGGAATACTAATCTAGATAAATTACTTGTATATAACGCAACGGCTGGCGCATGGGAAGAGACACAGACTATTGGTAGTTTCTTTATAAATACAATATCTAGCTTTAGCGGTACTGGTGGCAATAGCGCAACGTTTAATGGTTCTGCTTATAAATTCACACTAAGCAATGCAGGTGCTTTTGCCCAACAAATGTTGGTCAGCATTAATGGTGTTGTCCAGAAACCTAATACAGGAACAGGTCAACCTAGCGAAGGCTTTGCGTTAGATGGTGCAAACATTATATTTGCTGCTGCGCCACCCTCTGGTGCTGATTATTTCATCGTCACTATTGGTGCATCTGTAAGTATTGGTACTCCAAGTGCAGGCACGGTAACAGAAGCATCGTTAAACGCATCTAATGCCCCTACTAATGATTATGTTTTAACGGCAGACTCTAGTGTTACTGGAGGATTTAAGTGGGCAGCAATAGCTTCTACTCCAACTGATATAACAGTTGCTGATGAGTCTTCAGACACAACTTGTTTCCCATTATTTGTTACGGCAGCAACTGGAGATCTAGCACCTAAAAGTGGTAGTAATCTAACCTTTAACTCCGCAACAGGAGCTTTAGGTGCAACATCTTACACAGGTGATGGTTCGGCTCTAACGGGTGTCGCTTCAACTACAGCAGATGGTTGTCTGTATGAAAATAATCAGTCGATCACTAATAATTACACGATAGCTTCAGGGAAAGGGGCACATGCGGTTGGCCCTCTAGCAATTTCTGCTACCCTAACTATTAACGGGGTTCTGGCTATCAGCTAAAATAAAACTATGACACTCACGTTAAACGGAAACACAAATACAATCTCAGGTGTAGCAGTAGGAGGCTTACCTGATGGAATAGTCGATACAGATATGATTGCTGCTGATGCAGTTACAGCACCGAAAAGAGGAGCAGGAGCAATACTTCAAGTT